ATGAAAATCCTTAAGGGTGATTACGACTTAGAGATTTCGTCTAAATTTATTAGTCACTTTACACATAAGACTGAAGCGTTGGAATATTGGATTGCTCTAGAGCCAGATTCAGCATTCGAGCAATAGGATGAGTAGAGAACAATTTCTATGGGTCGAAAAGTACAGACCAAAAACAATATCAGAATGCATTCTACCAAAAGACATTAAGAGTACGTTCCAAGAGTTTGTAGACAATAAAGAGATTCCTAATCTATTACTTTCTGGTTCTGCAGGTTCTGGAAAGACTACAGTCGCTAGAGCATTATGTAATGAGTTGGAAGCTGACTACATTTTGATAAATGGTTCAGAAGAATCAGGAATCGATGTACTACGCAATAAGATTAAGAACTTTGCATCAACTGTAAGTCTATCGGGTGGAATCAAAGTTGTCATATTAGATGAGGCTGATTATCTCAATCCAAATAGTACACAACCAGCATTACGTGGATTCATTGAAGAGTTTAGTAATAACTGTAGGTTTATCTTAACTTGTAATTTTAAGAATCGTCTTATCGACCCTATTCATTCTCGTACTAGTGTAATTGATTTTCAGGTATCTAAAAAGAATCAACCTGAACTAATGGGACAATTCATGAATAGATTAATTACTATTCTTGATGTAGAGCAAATCCAAATAGAGAACAAGGCTGTACTAGCAGAGATGATTAAGAAACATTTCCCTGACTATAGGAGAATGTTAAATGAGTTGCAAAGACACTCATCTTCTGGTATAATAGATGCAGGAGTATTGTCTCAAATATCGAATGCTAATATCGATAGTCTTATAGGCAATCTTAAAAAGAAACAATTTACAGATATGAGAAAGTGGGTTGCACTGAATATAGACAACGACCCTATCAGTATCATTCGTAAGATATATGATGGTATGTATGACTTCTTGAAACCTGAGAGTATTCCTCAAACAGTTTTGATTCTAGCAGACTACCAATACAAGGCAGCGTTTGTCGCTGACCAAGAGATTAATCTTGTTTCTTGTTTAACTGAAATTATGATGGAGAGTGAGTTTAAATGATTAGAGAGATATCATATAGTGAGGCATTAGCCTTTAGGAATAACATCAATAAAAAGATAACAGGTATATACTTTATCAGTAAGAACTGTAGTGCTTGTAAACACGTTATAGATAATCTAATAACACCACTATCCGAAAATGAATTTAAAGATACTATCGATTTCTACACAATCACCATTGATGGTGATGATAGACATAATATACCATTCCCACCATTGAGAACTCCAGTGGGATATTTCTTCATTAAAGGCCGCTTAACGATTAGAGAGGGAGCTGCTCCAATGAATATTATTACTGATGAGTTAAATAAGATGGTATCAATTTACAATGGTGACTTAGATTTTGACGCAACATTTACACCATCACCTGAGGTAGATGATGGCAAAGCTGGGTGAGTATTTAACAGACATTAATTTTAAGAAAGCCCATCTATTACGTTCTGATGAGTTGGAAGAGAAAGCATATCCACCGTTTATTATTAATCGTAGTTTATCTTATTTTCAAGAGAATGTATATCTTGTCAATGAAATGAATATGCGACCAAGTATAGATAAACTGTTACAGTATGATTTCTATATCCATTCAATTAGACCAAAGAAAAGATTTGCAAAGTGGACGAAACCCCAAAAAGACGATGTTATAAATATCATAAAGAAGTACTATAACTATAGCAATGAAAAGGCTCAACAAGTCTCTGAATTGTTATCAGATAGTGAGATTGAATATTTAAAATATCGTTTGAGAAAGGGTGGGAAACATGGATAACATAATAAAGTGGTCTCCTGATGATATGATTGAAGTAACTATTGAGGAAGATGATGATTTCTTAAAAATTAAGGAAACTCTGACAAGAATGGGTGTAGCGTCTAGAAAGAACAATACACTATATCAGTCCTGTCATATCTTACACAAGCAGGGTAAATACTACATCGTTCATTTTAAGGAATTATTCGGCATAGACGGAAAGTCTGTCAACATTACAGAAAGTGACATTGAGAGAAGAAATGCTATAGTGCATTTACTCGAAGAATGGGGACTACTAAAGATGTTAGACTCAGATAAAGCATTACCAAAAAGTGCAATCAATCAATTTAAGATTTTACCATTCCGTGAAAAAGAGAATTGGAATCTTACACCAAAATACAATATAGGTAATACGAATTAACGGAGATAGAAATGGCGGGAATGGAAACTCAATATGGTCATATAGAATTTGATAGTAACTATGACTTTGGATTTGAGGCAGTAGATGAAACAGAATACGAAACCCATAACCAAGAGACTAGCGAGATTGTTAGAACAGTTAGTGAAGGTATGGATCGTGAATTCTCGAATGAATTACAACTCCTAACTAATAAGATTGATGCTCTTGTCCAGTCACAACAATCAGACCGTGATGAACTTGACGCTCGTAAGGTAGAAGTAGAGATAGAAGTAAACTCTAAATTGGTAGAGATTGAAAAGATGATATTGCCCTTGTTACATAATCTATTAAAGAATAAGGATAAGGAATACATCTATTGGCCGAATAGAGAAGTAATAGTAAAAGAACAAATAAATAAAGTACTTGCAGTTACTCGTGGTTAAAAAAGTACTTGACTTTTAATTGGAAATGTGTTATAATAGTTAAACTATAATATACAAATAAAGGTAAATTAATGATAATTCGTAAAATGTTTAAGTTCGAAAATGCACACGTTGTTAGAAATTGTTATTCAGAAAGATGTAAATATTCAATTCACGGACACTCATATGAGATAGAAATACTCTTCAAATCCCGCAAATTAGATAAAGCTGGTATGGTACTAGACTTTGGAATAATGAAGCAGGGCATTAAAGATGTAATAGATTCTTGGGATCATTCCACACAGTTTTGGGATAAAGACGATCCAGAATACATAGCAGCAATCAAAAAGTTTTCAGCAAGATGGATATCACTTCCAGTGTCTCCATCGGCAGAACAAATGAGCAGAGTATTCTTTGTTCTAGTAGATGAGTTTTTATCTAAGTCTGAGTTTCATAATGGTGAAGATGAAAATATAATACTGCATAGTGTTGTAGTCCACGAAACACGTACCGGATATGCCGAGTGTTTTAAAGACGATGCATATAATGATTTTGACAACGGAGCCATCAAAATTTCTGATATAGTCTTTAGTGATGCTATTAGAGACGAATGGTCAGATAGAGATATGATGAAAAATCTTCTCAATGGCGATAGTATTGTATATAAGGAACCCGAACAACAAGTATAGTATATGAATAGAAAGATGAATTTTACCAATATTAATATTGATGATTATGAAGATGATAATTACCCTATATTCGAAAGAATAAAATCAACAAAACCTAAACCTAAGACTGAACGATATTCCTCTAAAGACGATATCAAAAACAGAATCAAGGAACAGAGAATTTTAAAAAATAGTTCTTGACAAACTACAGCGTTTGTGGTATAATTAAGCAACAGTGTAAGAAACCTAAATAAATATATTAGGTATAAAAGGAGAATATATAATGGCTTTTAGTCCACATAAAACTGACCCTGTTCTGGGTCAACAAGTACACCAACATCTATTAGATATTGGTTTAGAAACACCAATGATTAAAGATGATACGTCAGATGAAGTTAAGATTGCCTTAATAGAAGAAAACATGTTTGACATATTGAGTACATTGGGATTAGATATGAGCGATGACTCATTAGAAGATACACCAAAGAGAGTAGCAAAGATGTTTGTTAAAGAGTTCTTTTGGGGACTCAATCCAGACCACTTTCCTAAGTGTACAACAGTTCAAAACAAAATGAAATATGATACAATGGTTGTTGAGAGAAACATTACCGTAATGAGCAACTGTGAACATCATATTGTAACCATTACAGGGAATGCTACAGTAGCATATATCCCTGATGATAAAGTACTTGGTTTATCTAAGATGAATCGTATAGTCGAATACTTCAGTAGAAGACCACAGATTCAAGAGAGATTGACTGAACAAATCTATCACGCATTAGCATACATTCTTGGAACACCTAATGTTGCAGTAATGATTGATGCTGAACACTTCTGCGTTAAGACTCGTGGAGTAGAAGATATAAATTCAAGTACTATTACAAGTAAATTAGGTGGATTATTTATTGAGGTTCCAGAAGTTCGTGCAGAATTCATGGCCATTGCAAACAAATGTTAATATAGGAAAAATTATATAATGAAAAGAGCGATATACTACCCTGCGTTAGCAGGAACATTTTCTTCGTACTTGTACGGAAATACAGATGAAGAATTAAAAGCAAAATCACCAGCATTCACTAAGTCTGCAAGATTCTTCGATAGTACTACAGAGGGTTATTTCAAACATCCATACGTATTACTATCAGCAGCACATCACTATAAATTAGATAACTTCAGAGAGAAGATGGGATGTAGTCCTGATACCCAAGTGTTTATTGACTCAGGTGGTTATCAATTGGCTACAGGTGTAATCAGTGAAAAGAATTATGGCAATGAAGTTGCACTTAAATTCTCTGAAGCCAATGGTGACATCTTCCCAATTCTAGATAGACCAGGTGCTGAGAGAAAAATAAAAGATAAGAATTCTCCTGTGTTAACATTTAATGATAGATTAGATTTAACGAAAGTATCAGCACAGTACTATCTTGATAATAGAACACGTGATAACACTACTGTGATGAATGTTGTACAAGGCAGTAACATGAATAGTGTAATCCCTTGGTATAATGCAATGAA